CGCAAAATTTTTTTCACTAGGGACTTATTTGTAAAGTAGTTGCAAAAGTGAGGCTGAACCTAAGGTGGGGCGGAGGGTCAGGGTCCCAGTAACGCCTAAGGGGGTATAGGGGTTCAATAAAAGCTTTCTAAGCAACGATAATAATAGAGAGTTAGTTAGTGTTAGGTTAAGTTAAGTTAATGTGTTAATGGTTAGCGTAGGCAATAAAAAAGGGCTACTAGATAGTAGCCCTTTAATAGTTAGCTTAGATAATTAGCTTATAGTAATGTAGCCTTTATCTTCTAACTGACCTCTATAATAGCTAAAGATTTTTTGAGGTGATTGAACAGTCCTTAAACCATTCTCAAGTAATACGCTATTCTTACCCGTAGCATCATCGCCTACTAACTGTTTAATAGTTAGTGTATGATCTTTAGCCTTAACTAAGGTTTCTACTATCTTCTGAGCCTGAGGAGGTATATCAGCGCCCTTAGTAGATATTAATGTTACCTTAGCGTTATTATCAAAGCTTCTTACACTAGAAGCCTTATAATTTAGATCAATTTTATTTTCAGTTTTATTATTCATAGTTTTACTCTATATGAAGGCTATTATAGTTTAGTATTAAATAGTGCCTTCTTAACTATTTAATATATATAACTATATACTACTTTACTATTTAATACAATACCCTTTTACTTTTATTTACTTATTCTTTTTTATATAAAACGCCGTCGTCTCTTCGCCTTATCGTCTGTTCTTTTTTATATAAATGGAATCGTCTCTTCGTCTGTTCTTGGGTATGGGTTAACTGTCCTTGGGATAGAGTAGAGTGATAGAGTAGAGTAGAGCGATAGAGTAGAGCGACGATTAGACGAGAAGATCGAGCAAAAAGAAAGGCGACCGAAGTCGCCCTTCTCGATTAGTCTAACCGTTGTTGAAGTCGTCTAGCCAGTCGACCGCTTCCGCGTAGTCAACACCAAATGTACTTCTGTTAAACTTGTGGTTTTCCGAGTCGAGGATCCCTTGGGCAACCTCTGCGTTTTTGGTTTTTAGTTTCTTTTCCATCAGCTAATCACCTCAATGAATCCCTCATCGATCAGTCTACGATTGTAAAACTGCCAGATCTTTCTAGGTGTCTGGACTGTAATCAATCCCACCTCGTCTAGCTTTGAGTTCAATCCTGATTCGTTCTCACCAACTAGCTCCTGGACTGTTAGCGTGTGGCCTTTCGCTTTAACCAACGCTTCGACAATCTTACCTGCCTGTGCTGGAAGCTTCCCTGCTTGATCGGTAGTTATCAACCTAATCTGGCTATTACCATTGGTCCCTTTACCAACTGGTGCTTTAAAATTAGGATCTATCTTTGCGGTCTTTACAGCGTCGCTTTTCTGTATAGTTTTCTTTTCCATGTTATTTCTCCTTTCTTGAAAAAGTATTAAGCTTAATTACTTAATATATATAAGTATATACTACTTTACTTTTAAAATAAACCATTTAGCGAACTATAGATAAAATAATTTAACGATCGCGGAGCGCAAGAGGAGACGAAAGGACCATTTATTTATATAAGTGGAATCGTCTCTTCGTCTCTTCGTCTAGTCTTTGGGCACGGGTCGTGGGTCGTGGTCCGTGAATAGAATGATAGAGTAGAGTAGAGTAGAGTAGTAGAGTGGAATCGTCTCTTCGTCTAATCGTCTTGAGTAAAATCTCCCTCGATCACGTTTGACTCGGTTGCTCGCTTCTTGATTAGTTCTTCGAGTCGAGTGAGTATGTCGTCCTTGGACATCATGTCGATCTTCGCGGTCAGGATCTCGCGTCTATCGATGTAGAGTCCTCCCGCCTTGCCTCGATGAACCTCCGCTGTGATGGCGGCGGAGATTTGTCCTTGGTCCTTTGCCTCCTCCCGTAGGTCGTGGAGGGTGGAAAGATGGCTCTCCAGGGAAACTGCATCTCGCTCTGCGAGTGACATTTCCAACTCTATGAGGTAGTTTCGTACAACTGGGTTATGATTTAGTAGAACACTCCCCTGTGTCTTTGCACCCTTCCGATCTTTGGTATACCCTGCTTTAATAGCTGCTTCTGTAGCTGTTTGACCCTTCAAATACTCCTTACAAAACTTCTTTTGCTTCGAGTTGAGTGGTTGCCAAGTCTTACCGTTGGAATCTATATAGGCTTTCCCATCTTCGGTGGGTGTTAAAGATGTGTAGGTTAGTTGTTTCATAGAGTTCTCCCAATGTTATTACAATCGTATTATAAAACAAACTGTTTAAATACTTTTCTCATGCCCTCTAGAGAATCTTACCATACATTTGTAATAACTAATAGAAAATCTATTACTTTTGATCATCACAACAATCCAATGACCAAGAGCCTTGTAGCTCGATTCTATTAGTATATTAGAGATATTAGTAGTTTTGCGAAACTTTTTTCAAAAACTTTTTTATTTTACCAGATAACAATACTAATAGATTTAATAGAAAAAACCCCCGAAAGTCGTCGTAGTCAACAATCGGGGGTCCACTCGAGAGTGATCAGTGGTTCGTTATTCCCATCATAGAGAGCATCCGAATAGGTATCACTTTATCTTCGTTACACTTAGTGCAACACCTGCCGTTTTCCACGATCGGTTCGGCATTGTGTCCATCAGTCCAGTAGACCTCACCCTCTTTATCTTTGTGGTGATCGATTGCTCCTTTGCAGATATCACAGATCCGAGTAATGTTTTCTCCCATCATTGTACTTCTGCTCCCTTTTCAAAATGATCCTCATTAGCTTCCACTATTTCAGTATAAGCTTTTTGGAACCAATTTTGGTAATTTTTGCTATGGGGAAATTCGTCTTCTACTAAGTCATCACTATCGCGCATAACGACTTCCCAATTTTTAATCCAATAAACCCCGTTATCACCAGGATTTCTAAAATCACCATACCGACCTACTCCTAATGATAGAGTTCCCCCTATCGCGTTACCGATAACTTGCGTTAATCGAGCAATGCAATAATGGGCATCGTTACCTCGTATGCCAAACTCTTTGGCGGCTTTCAAAAAAGCGTCTACAGTATAATCACTGCCGTTCCAATGTAAGTAGATTGCGGGACAATTTTCTTTTTCTTTACGCTCATCATCGAACGCTATTACAGCTCTATTCCCCATCTTCACTCTCCTCACCTTTTGTTTGCATTTGCACTATATGACCTTTCTGTTGTAGACTAAAAGTTAAGTCCTCGTTCCTTTGGAGTTTGTAGGTAGTTCCGTTATGCTCCCCTGTCCAGTAAATAAAGTCCAAATTCTCTATAGCTTCGTAAACGCCGTCCCAGAAGTCTTCTCCTCTTAGGATAGGCGATATTGGCAAAGATACATAGTCTGTCTGTCTATAATAAGAATGATCGATTTTACTCGCTAATTGCTCACCTTCTGTAGAGAGATAGAGTTTATCTACTTTGTCAAACCCTTTCATCGTCGCTCTCCAAAACTTCAATAATATCAGTCACATAAACGCTTCCGATTTCATCAAATAATCCCCACTCCGCTGCTTTCACATCGACAAGTAAAGTCTTTTTAAGACCCTTTCCTTGTTTGATACTTTCCATTGCGATAGCTCGAGTTGGAAACCCTAGTTGTTTGGTCACCAGTTCGGTTCCCTTTTTAATATTTTCAATATTACTTATCATTTCTTTCTCCTTTCTTAATAGTTATTAAATAAGTAAAAACCATTATACCTTACAAAAATAGCGAAGTACCCCAGTTACTTTTTACCTGTACTGCCGAATCCCCCTTCGCCACGAGTCGTATGATAGCTAAACTCTACCACAGGGGACCACGACACAAACTCCACTGGCAGAAATACCAGTTGAGCGATTCGTTCTCCTACTTCTATGACATACGGCTCAGGATGACTAGAGTTGTTAGTAAGACTAACGATTAGTTCTCCTTGATAGTCCGAGTCGATGATGCCTACGATATTGCTTAAATGGATTCCCTTTACGCCCAAGCTAGAGCGAGGAGCGAGTAGACCACACATTTGGTGAGATCCCATGTTCATTTTCCACCCTAGTTTAAATTGGTGAGACATTCCTGCACCGAGTGATACTTCCTCTAAGGAACGCAAATCCATGCCTGCGGACCCCGATGTTGCATAATCAGGTACGCCGACTTCGTGTACTCGTTCGTCTAATATTATTATTTCAACTTTCATCACTCACCCTCCCCAAATATTTTCTTTTCATGGTCTAGTTGTGCTTCTGTTTTTTCTCTGCGGTTTTCCATGCTCCTAGAAAGATCTTCCATGATTAAATGGATCGTTTTATCCGATAAACTCGTATTATCGGCTTCTTTTATAAACTGCCCCTTAGGTGAATATATCGCAATTTTAATTTTTATTTCAAAATCATCCATTAGCTTTTCTCCCTGTTTATCCGTAAGTTATATCAATAGCGTTGAAATATATTTGATCTGAATTAATTGGAACACCCAACATATCGCATATATTTTTCCAAACATCTACACTTTCAAAATCATCTCTATAAAGAACGTGTTGCAGTTCTCTGCAATCTTTTTCGCAATCATTACTTGGTTTAGCCATAGTTCTATTTTTTATCGTGTACCAAGACCAGATTTAATGCTAATTCTTGATTGTTACAAATGAAATGAACGCACTCTTTTGTCGTGCCTTCAAAGGCTACCTGCTTATTATTCTTTATTACTTTAGCCATTAGTTCAATCCCTCCACTAACTCCCAATCTTCTGTAAATATACTTTCTCGTACTGCCCATTTCCAATCAGTCTCTCCTTGGTCTCCGTCATATTGTTTGGAACTTCCATCTTTAAACTCAACATACAAAGTCCCATACTTTATATGGTAGTCTTTGATATTGTCCCAATCAATACCTAGTTCTTCTAAATCAAAAGTAATAGGTGCTTCATAGATACACTCTATGTATCTTGGTTTGTGGTTATCAACATTCATCATTCACCTTCTTAGGATAAAAAACAAAAGTATCATATTTAAAGTTTGAAACATCAATTTCTAAACCAGCTTTTTGATATGCTTCCTTATCAGAATTAAGTTTATAACAAGTTTGACAAACTTGGATTTCATCTCCAAGTCTCCCATATACTTCTAACCAACCTTTATCATTACATACTTTACAATTACTCATCATTCACTCCCCCAGTTTATTAATCCCTGTTCTATTAAATCCATTGCAGTTCTACTAAACCAACCTTGCAGTTGCCAAGCCAAACCAGTATCAACTAAATATTGCCATGCTTGTATAATTTGATCTTCATCAGTAGGCTCAACAAAACCTTCTGCAATACCTATTGCTGTATAGCTATCCATCACGCTCTCCTTCATCATTCACCCAATCCGATTGCTTTTTATTGTTTAAATTGGAAATAACATCAACGATATGTTGTTGTCCCTGTATTATAGCAATTTTAGCTTCGGCTTCACGCAATCGCTTAGCTAATAACTCGTTAGCTTCTAACTGTGCCTGCATAAATTCTGCAGTGCTTTTTTGAAACTCTACAAGCTTCGACATATTCTCCACAACTTGGAGTAAGTTCTTTTCTACGGTCATAATATTCTCCTTTCTTTAGTTTGTTAGTTTGCCACTAAGCGATAAACTATAAAAATTCGCTTAGTGGACTTAAATTTTTTATAACTGTATTAATTATAGCTATAGGTTGGCGAATGTAAACGAGTATCACAGCTCCCTCACTATTGCTAATTTTTTACTACGACGATAAATAGAGCGACCACATTTAGGATCCAGGAATATGGTAGAATCTCGGTGTTCATTACCTTGATGGTCTTTATGTATTCGCTGCACGTGCTTAGTTTCTCTCCAGTCCACGTTGCTCGTTTTTAGTGTTTTTCGCAGTAGTTTGGCTTTTTTCGCGTTCATTAGTGAATCTTTTCCTTATAAATCTAATTTTCTATAGATGCTTATTGCTAGTGTTCTAGCCTTATCCCTATCTAAATCTTTGATGTGATCTTCTCCTTCCTCAGCAAAATATTGACTATGGTGAATCAATCCTTCAGGGTCGTCAGTTACTAATTCCGTAGCATAGGCTATTAGGTATTTTTCTTCTTGAGTTAGTTTTCTCATTATAAATAACCTGCAAGTTCTAGTCCAGGCTCGTCATAAAATGCGGTAATATTTACCTCTGGATAGAGTTCTCGCAATTTATAAATAATAGGTACTGGTGGTGCCCAAGCTGTCTCAAAACCATAGGTAATACTATCCTCGTTTTCGTAACTCTCTATCTGGTCTGAGTAAGAATTCCATTTAGTTCCCCAGTTCTCCAAACGCCAGTCGTACCAGTTATCGTGCCCGTGTTGTTTGCGTAAGCGTTTCGCTTCAAACGAATCGGGGTCTCCAGTGGGAGAGTCAGTTCCTTCTAGCTCTTTAGGCATGGGGATAATACTATTAAAATCAAAGCAAGTTTGTTTGCTCTCCAATTTTTCCTTAATTTCTTTTATTTGGTCTGGATCATCTCCGTAGATCTCGACCCTGTTGTAACAATGATTTGGCATATTTCTCCTTTCTTTTAGTTATACTTTTTTATTATAGTTACCAAACACGACAAAGTAAACGAGTATAATAGTAATACATTATGTCGCTTCGTCTGTTTTCTGTTCAATAAGTTGTTCAACAGCATCCATAACCCCGTTTATAAAATCTGTTTCCAATGAGTAATGGTACGAGCTGTCTGCTGTCACATGCGGATATATCGCTTTTGCAAGAGTGGTCACGTTTGTTTTAAGAGTTGTGCCGTCTCTTTTTTCTATATATATTGTTTGCATAGTATCTCCCATTTATTATTTGAAATAAGTGCATAGAGCAGAAATTACTAAAAAACTCCCCTATGCACCTATCCATCATTATACCTTAGAAAAGTAGCCTTCATCCACCAATCTTTTCGCATAGAATCGAAAAATTCTAAGCGGATCTTGACCAGTAGTTAAAGTGCCGTTCTTCACAGCAAGAGCTACTAAATCTTGGGCAGTGAAGCTTTTAGAGTCTAATTCGCTCTTTTTAGCCTCAGCCGCTGTAAGAATCAGCGCTCTCATCTGTGGAGTAAACCCTTTCGCTTCAGGCACAGTTCCAATGAACTTGTACAAAGTTCTTGCAGACCCTTTGCCTGTTTTGACAGGTTTAGGTATTGCAGTAACCTTTGCCTTGCTTATAGGTTTGCTCACTTTTTTTCTAGGTGTAGTCGTTGCAGTTTGTACTTGCATCTCTTTCTCCTTTCTTTGTTAATATTCTGCGTTTTAAAGCAGTCCAATATACATTATGCCCTTAAAGTTTACCAAAGTAAACGAGTATAAGAGTATAACTTAGTCTTGGTCAACATACGCTAGAGTTGGACCAGCAGTTATCTCATTTGCTTCGTCTATACACGCCCACAAATGTTTGCTACCTTCATTTCTAGGTATATCTTCCTCAACCTGTTGTATCAACTCTCCGAGTATTTTTGAATGCTCAGAAAGTTGAGTTACATGGTCTTCTAAATTTTTAATATAAACGTCCTTGTCTAATTCCTTGACCACTATTCCTTCCTCCAAATACGAACACCTGAAATTTCATTCTCTAGTCTGTAACGCAGAATGAATTTTTGTTCAGGGGTTTGTTTTTTACCGAAAGTTCTACTAGCTTGAGCTAGTCTGTTTTTCAACCTTTCCCCACTATCTCCTTCCTTCAATATTATAAAGATAGAGTCGCCTATCTCCATTTTCCCAAAAGGGTATTTAGTGCTAGATCGAGTGTCCTCTGGAAAGGGTACGTTTGAATCAACCATGATACCTGTTTCGACATCATATTGTTGTGTTATTAATTTTTCTTCGTTCATTAGTGTAGTTCCTCGTCTTCGTCCTTAAAGGCAACAATATTGTTGTCCTCAAGAAAATGTTTCCAAAACATCAGGATAAGAGACTTATCTATAGTCCCTTCTAATTCCTGACAACCTTGATCAATCATCGTGTTTGAGAGTACTCGAGCCAGTTCATGATGACCTGACTCGAATAATCCCACCCAAATAAGACCACAGAGCTCTGAATCCAGAACATATTCTTTAGGATTATTTTCTGGTGTCTCCGCCATTAGGCTGCCCTCTGTAGAGCTAGGTCTAAGGCTTTACTCTTACGATTAGCCGCAGCACCGAACCATGCACTATGTAGAGCGTTTCCTTCGGTTTGAGACTCGCGCAAATGATCTTCCACATAGGTAACTGCATTTAATGCTCCCCACCAAGTACCTTTAGAAGACTTCAGATTCGCTCCTGGAGAGCGTTCTAAGGCTTCTACTACTAAATTAGGGAAGGAATTAAACTGCTCTTTTAAAGGCGTTAATTCGCCTATAAGTTTACCTTCAGCTTTGAGTTGTTGATCACGCCTATAGTCAGCGATCATAGTGGGTTGATATATTTCCCCAACATAATCAAGAACATCTGCGTGTTTTGCTTTCTTTTTAGAAAGTAGAGTTGCAGCTTCTCTAAACTCGGTCATACGTTCTGCAGATAGACCTAGAGCCTCCTCCGCAGCTTGCATAACGTCATCACCGAACACTTTAACATGAGGCATACGGAAAGATGCCGTACCACCGTGTTGTAACGCCATTGTTAAAGTGTTATTACAAACAACTCTAACAGGTGTTAACTTAATGGTCATAGACCTACCAACAATATGTGGTTGGTTTATTAAAAGATAACCTTTTATTTGGTCGTCACCTGCCAACTCGAAATCCTCCGAGATTTTAGCTAACCCCCAAATTTCTCCGCCATCCTTTAAACTACCTGCAGTTTCCATAGTCATATGTCCTGCTTCGGTAAAACGTTTAAAGAATTTAAAGATATCTGAGTTTTGAATAGGTATGTAATCCCTACCGCAGTGGCTCAGTATTCGGTTATCAGAATCACGAACGATGTGAAAAGTATTCTCCGCTTGGATAATACCTACATCTTCGCTCCACTCAGGTGCGTCTAAAGTATAACTGGGTCGTTTACTAACAGTCCAGTTTAACTGTGCCGCCTCCTGCATTTCTAATGGCGTTAGGTTAGGGTCGACTTCGACACCCAATCCGTGCCAAGGTTCTTCCCCCGTCCAAGCCATTGTTTCTACTTGATGTGCCATATAATTTCTCCTTTCTAAATATGGTTAGTAGCACCATTGCTACTTTTACCATTATAGTGCCCAAAATTAAGAAAGTAAAGCAGTAGCAAGAGCCTCCCAATCGTAAGGAATGGTCATTGTTAAAAGAGCCTTCGACTTATATCCTTCATCAACAAGGTCTTTAATCCCGCTTAATCCATCTACATGGTAGAGTTTGATTTCATCATTTTTACGAGCCATTACGAAGACTTGTCCACCGTGTGATGCTCGTTTAGCAAGCCAGGATATTTGCATAGGGCGTAGAGTGAGTTTATTTCCCGAGTGGATTTCTTTTAATTCTACCCAAAACTCTTTGCCTTTAGAACAACCATTAACATCAGGAACTCCTGCTCCTGTCATTCCTGTTTCAATTCTTTGTAAATGTATCTGAGGTAGATTCTTCCTCATCAACAACCATAGATTCTTTTCTTTTGCCATTAATAAATATTCCTCGCTGATAACGTTTTCCATTAGCATATCTAGCTTTAGGGAGTTCTGTTGCAATAATCATATTTAACTCTCGAATGTCTTCTACTATACGAGGAGTATCAGGTAGAGTGTCAACTATTGATGCAACATTATTAGGTAGAGTGGTTATATTAACTGAGTTCTGGTTTCCAGAGGCGTCATTTATAGGATTATAGAAGTGATTCTTATTATTTTCATAAGTAAATAATTTCTTACAATCGGTAGAGCAGAAGTTTTCTTTTCCTATAAATAAATCCCCACAATGAGCACATGTTCTTCCGTGATTATCGTAAGCATAGAGAGGATAAAAAACAGCGTTTCTACATTCAACATCGCAATATAATCGTTTTCGACCATATAATTCTTTTTTACAAGATTTACAATACCCTTTTATCTCTTTATAAGACATACTCCTATCCTATAGGCGACCCCTCCTGAAGTAAAGCAGTAAAACAATCACCAATCCCACCCAGTATGTGGTGCCACCTTTTGATTATCCGCTGCTAACTTCACATCACGATCAGCTAACCATTCATCGAATGCTCTTTTTGTTTGGTCTGTGTCTTGGTAGAGTGCTTTGAGTTCTGTCCATTTATTACGAGCCACGTGAGTGCCATAATAATAGTCGCCCTCGCCAAGCTTACAACGTGTGATTATTTGCCACATGCGTTGTTTAGTAATGTCGTACTCTTTGCCTAATTCTTCGAGAGTTACTTCTTGTGTTATCCATTTGTCGTACATACTCCTGTATTTAATGGAGTTTTCTTTAGCTTTTTGTTCTGATATACCTTTCATTTTATTTCCTTTGTTTCGCCCCACGACTTACCTAGTTCTTGGTCCACTAATAGGGGAACTGCAAGCTCTACACAGTTCTCCATTATTCTTGCTACTGTGTTGGCTTGTTCAGTGTTCTCTATCGAAATATCTACTTCATCGTGAACTTGTAAGTGAGGAACTATTCCTTCCTCCCATAGGTCTAGCATAGCTAACTTTGTCATGTCAGCCGCAGAGCCTTGTATTAAACGATTTAATGCTTTGTAAGTGTATGCCCGTTTAAGGTCATCACCGTATTTTTCTCTTGCCTCCTCTAAGGGTAGAGGAGGAGTTCTTTCATAACGACTCTCCCATAAATCAAAACGGCATCGCCTGCCTGCAAAAGTTCTTATATATCCACGATCTATCGCTACTCTGGCACATTGATCTTGTAGAGCACGGATAAACGGAACCTTAGCGTGATACTTTTGAAACAGTTTTTCTGCGTCCAGATCATCTAGTCCGAGTTCTTTAATAAGTTTTTCCTTACCCATTCCGTAGCTAAGTCCTAGATTAATCGTTTTAGCCTGTTTACGAGGGATATTAGCCATGTCTGCTACTATCTGGTGGAAGTCTGCCCCGTGTTGTCTATACTCCTCTACGGCTTCCTTAGCCCCCGTTAAATGCATTTGGTTAGCGTAGTGTACGGTTAGTCTAGGTTCTTGTTGAGAGTAATCGAATACGCCCCATTGACACCCTTCCTCAGGAATGAATAGAGAGCGAATTAAATTACCTATCTCTGGATCTCTTGCAGGCACCTGTTGTAGATTAGGGTTGCTATAACTAAACCTACCACTAACTGTGCCTCCACGATCGTTACGCATAGGGTGTGCTTCCGCATGTATTCTCCCATTAAAAGAGTGTTCCATGATCATCTTATCAATAAATGTAGTCCTTGCCTTATTTAATTTCCTTGCCCTAACTATAAGTTGAGGCAATTCATGTTCATGAGACTCTAACCAATTCTTTTGGAAACTAGCCATACCTTTAGGAGTTCTAGGGTACCAAAGATCGTTTTTATCAAAAATATTTTGTAGAGAGGCATTTGCCCAAAGATTAACTTCAGCTCCGTACTTGCGTTTAATCTCTACTTGTATTTTTTGTTCTTCTTTTGATAGTTGCTCACTAACCTGTTCTGCTTTGTTTTCATCGACTCTCACCCCCCTCCATCTCATCTCAATAAGTAAAGGGATTAACCTAGATTCCATTGTGAGTATTTTGTCTAGGTTTTGTTCCTGGATTTCGATTTTTAATTTATTCCAAAGTTTTAAAGTAAGTGCTGCATCCTGCTCGCCGTAAGGTCCAACATATTTCGCGGGTAGTTTATACATCTCTGACTTAGGGTTGATTCCGTAAGCAAGTGCTGCATCTTGTAATAATGATTCATCTTTTTGTTCATCACAATAGGCGCTTCCTAAATTGTCTAAAGAATAAGAGAATCTGTTTTCATCAATTAAAGGTGCGGCAATAATCGTGTCTTGTATTGTACCTTTTACATCGATTCCTTCCCTCCGTAACCATCCCACATCATAGAGTGCGTTATGAAAAATAACTTCTCGAGTGTTAGAAGAAAGTAAAGTCTTCAACCAACGTAAAACAATAGTCTCGTCTAAATTCCCTCCGCCTTCGTGCCGAATAGGAAAATAACCAGACCAGTTTTTAGTTGCTACGCCTACTCCTACAACATGTCCTCGACCTGTAGCCCATCCTGGACCACACGTCGTTAGATAAGGATCATAAGTTTCTAAATCTATAGCCACTGTTTCATTCTCAGGAAACTGAGGAAAAACATCGGGCACAGACCACGAACTTTCTGGAGTAAACATAGGTTTTTGAAACATTATTTCTTTTTAACTCTCGTAACCTTAGTTTTCTTTTGCTTTGGTTTTTTGGATTTTGCTTTAGGAGCTTTGCCACCTACCCATGCTTCGTTCACGTCTGGAGTAGATTTATCATCTGCTACATACGTTCCTTTCTTAGTTCTAGCACGTTTTGGCTTAGCCTTAATAACAGGAGCGGTTTCAAACTTATCTAGTTCTACCTCTCCTGATTTTATAGCTTCCTCAACAATTTCCTCGTTCTTTTGTTTTTTAACAGGTTTATCGTTGGCTACTGCCCACTTAAAGAACCCTGTAACTTTTTTCCATAAAGACATAATTATATAACCTCCTCTCTGTTGTCTTCCACAGAATAATCAACGTCGTCAACTGTTTCAGCAGAACCAGTTACTGTATTTGCTAATATTTCGTTCTCTACCAGAAGTAAATATCTGCGTAGATCTCTTATATCATCGAGTAGACCTGCCTCGCCAATGTAGACTTCGCCCGCTTCAAAGATATCCCAACCATGCTTTTCAGACTGGTGTTCAATTCTATCGAACTTACGTGCCAACATCATAAAAGCACCGACGCCACCACGACGTTTCCAAGAGTCGCCATACGAGGTCTCAGCTTTTTGTAAAGCTTGTAGATCGTTTTGGGCAACCTCTTTCATTGTTTCCCATTTATTGCTCATGAGTTTCTCCTTTTTCCGCGTTATTTAAAGTGTACGAAGTGTCTCGTTTGCGGATCCAGTCGAAACACGCCGTCATCCAATCAAGCGCTTTTATTTTACTAACGGCTTGATATGAATCCATATAATTCCTTTGTTTGTGTTTAGTATAAGCAACCGTCATCGGTACCGCAATATCTTTAAACACAGGGTTCTCCCAAGTTGTATCGATTTGTATATCGTTGGGGTGATAATTAAAATACCTATATAATTCCCAGTGGAAAGTGTCTATATTAGTTATTAATGGGAAAGGCTTATATCCGTCTATAAGCAGGTCGTAGGGGTTCTTTTTATAGCTAAAGGTATAGGGATCTATCTCTAACACCTTTAAACGCTCCCAGACGTCGTTTAAATAGACGTGAAAGCTATCGCTAATCTGCCTATAGGTACCTATTTCTACGCCTATTGCTGTAGCTAAATACTCCTGTAAAACTGACATATGAACCACGTTAGCTCCATAGGCTCCCCAAACCATATCGTTAGAGCGACAACATACAGTCATGTTTAATTTGCCCTCTCGTATTTTGAAATAAATATTAGTATTACAAGGCACGTCTTTGCCGACCTTATTTAGATCCAAAATAGGATCCCACATTTGCAACACGCATCTCCTGTCTTCAGGATTTGTTTTTAACATCTGTATAATAATATCGAGTTGGTCTTTATTGAAATAACTTTTCCAACGCCAACCGTAAGCTCCCCATAAAGTCTCCCCATCGTCTGAGAAGTCTTCCATGCTTTTAACAAAATAGGTTAAGGGAGGTAGTTTATTACTGCCCTGCAACATCCATAGACTTTCTATGAGGTGAAAGAAAGGGTTAGCGTCTCTTTCTTTCAATAAACACACCCTCTCAAAAGGTTTGTTATAAACAGTGGTTACGGGTTCCAACGCCTCGTAAGTTGTGCCGTTTCTGCTCTCTTGTTCTCTAAAATTTGAAGAGTCTTGAAATAAATCAATGCCTAATAACAAGGCATCGTTTACATTTCTAGCATTTATAACTTTCATAAAGTGTCCTGATACGCACCTACTAATTCATAGACCATAGACTGTATATCTTCTTGGCTCAGTTGTGGAAGTTTCCTTTTTATAAAAGCAACCGCCATTTGTTCATTTGCTGCCACCTTTAAAAAGAAAGCCACTTCTAAAAACTGAGT